GTCACGGTTGCAGAGGTACCAGAGGACATGTCCAAAGTACCTGTGATATTAACGATGTTAAAGTCGGACGTTCCTGAAGAGGATACGTTACCTGTTAGGTCACCTGATACGTTACCCGTAACATTGCCCGTAACATTGCCCAGCAAGTCACCAGTAACATCGCCTACAAAACCTGTGAGGGCAGTTACGGTTGTACCCCGTACAGTAGACGCTACAAAGACACCAATGGGGGTTTCATCAATATTACCGCCATCAATATTAACTGCAGTGGCATTAAGTGTACCAAAAGTAGCAGCCCCAGTTACACCTAGAGTACCTGTAATTGTAGAGGAACCCCCAACAATCAGATCCCTTCCCAGTATAGCATCACGGGAGATAAAAAGATCACGGAAGCGAAGGCTGTCCGTACCTAAGTCTGTAGAAGCTGTAAGCCGGGGATACATATGATCGCCGACACCCTGCACAAACAAGTACGCCCATGTAGCACTACCGGGAGTGCCATCCAGACAAATGTAGGTACGAAGACCTGATGTGTTTACCCATATAGATCCGGGACCATAGCCTGATGCACTATCATTGGATACTGTAGGGTCTGTAGTTGCTGTGGGGTTATTGCGTGTCCCTGTGCCACCATTTACCGCTGGTAGGTATCCAGAAATAGCGGTAGCAAGATTGATCTTCGGACCATTACCAGATGTACCATCATGAGAGTGACCTGTGGTCCCATTAAACGCACTCTCCAACTGATTGAATTCAGCATTAATTGGGGGAGCGGTAATGTCCAGACCATTAAGAATCTCTGCTACAGATTGACGTGTATAACCTGCCATTGCTTATCTCCCTGACATACCAAATTCGAGAACAATACCCTGAATACTATGCGGTGCGAAATCGCCCACAGTTACAAGGTTAACTCTCGTAGAATATCCTGAACCCTGCAAATCTACAGTCAGAACAGGTTTGTTGGGTGTACCGTAAGAAACGGCGTCACTTCCATACGTTGAACTTCCATCACCCCATGAAATAGGACGGCCTGAAGATTCAGAAGAGTAAGATACTGGACGCGCCGTGTTAGGGTCTCCCCAATCGTAGTCTAGAGAGAGGCGCATTTCAAATTCACCCTCTGACCGCACAAAAAGATTAGCTTTGTGCATTACCTTCTTCATTTCTGTATCACCGAAGTCTAGATATGGCGTACTGTAGATACTGATCATATCTGCACCATTTAAGGTGTTGCCAATCTCTTGGCGGTATACCATGCCATCGTAATCCCCATGCAGTATGTACTCTTGAGTGCCTATATACTCTGAGCTTGCACAACTGGCCCGGATACCCCGCAGGTTACCAAACTCCCATGTAACAGAGCCATCACCCGCAGTAAGTCCGCCTATGATACCGTTAGAGTTAACTGCAGGTACTGTATCGTCTCCTACAAAGTACCGGAACTGGCTCTTTGCTCGGATCACTACACCATTGAGAAGATCTAGATCATTATTCTTGATCATATCAACAATGCGGCCCCTGATATCTCTTGATATCGTTTCTAGCTCCACATCACCAATACGGCTTGTACCCGCCACAGGGCGAATACCGTCAGGTGCTAGGAAGATAAGATCACCACCAATTTCAAGAACAGAATCTCTAGCAATACACCCTACGTTGGATGTAACCTGCTCAAGAACGAAGGCTGCAGAAGCGTCTACACCAATCTTCTTAATGGAGTTAGATCCAAATACGAAAAGATCATCCCGGAAAGGCTTGATCTGGACTATAGGAAACCCGACAGTTAGCTGGCCTGCCCCAGATGCCGCTGTCCAATCTGTAGGATCTGATGGTGCGGAATGGGCCACTACAGATTTGAAAGTAGGGTCACAGGAAAGGAATAGGTGGTTCTCAAAGTTCTCTACTACTGTCGGGGCCTCAATGGCCTGATCCCCTGCGCCAGCAACAGTAATCTCTGTCCATGTGGTATTATCAAATACTACTGCTGGGTTAACCCCGTCCACGAATACAACAATATCACCCGCACCGAAATCAAACTGCGCATGTCGCAACTTGGAGGCTGTATATGTTCCGTCTGTGTATGCGCGGGAAGGAGCGCCTACCAACTTAGACCAGCCTACTCCGGGGGTGTGCTTCCAGAAGCTATAGGTGTTAACACCTGAATCTTTGCGGGCAGCAATGACGTAGGGGAAACCGCTATTGCGATACATCACTACGCCTAAGATGTGACCTTCAGAAACACCGGAGCCTACTTCAGCGTAATCCGTGTCATAATACTCATACCCCTCAATACGACGATACCCGCCATAAAGGCCGGGTTCATAATTCACAAGTCGGGTAGCTGCACCGGGGGAGTTCTCAGCCAGATCCAAATGGTTCTCATTCGAATTCAAGCCTCCCCGGCATATTAGCTTATATGGTTTTATGCGATCTGGCATTAACCAAATCTCCCAGACATCGTTCTGCCTGTGTATCCACCGAAGTTAACTCTCCGGTCTGTGACACTATCGTAGTGGTTAATGTACAGAGACTGTAGATCTTTCACACCTTCGGTAAATACCTGAAGGGTCCGTGCTGCAGATTCCGCATTATCTTTGAACATGTACATGTAGTACAAAGCACCGTCGATAATAGTGGTATCAAAGGCAGAAGGTACTCTGCTCTCATCTGTGGCCGCATCCAGTACTGTGTAGTTCAGGAAGTAGCGGAAACGAATGGTGTACGCTTTATCTGGGGAAGGAGTAATACCATAACCCGTACCGTGGGAGGGGAAAACCATCGAAGGGGTGGAAAGACCCTCTGTGGCTGCTGTAAGATCTGCTTCTCTGTAATTCCGGTACCACTCATCCCGGTTAATATAACGCAGTCTCTGTGTACCTGCGCCAATCTCGGAATGCGCTACAATATGGAAGCTATCCCAATCAGCAACCTTAAAACCCGAAGGCCATGCGTACTCTGAGGTACCGGGGACAACTACCTCAGTATGCTCACTTGCATTAAAGGGCCACTCAAACTCCATTTGATTAATCTTGGAGATAGAAGATTTAACAGCGTCCTTAGCAAGAGATTGAATGCCGCGAGTATTTGGAAAATCCGCAGACGCAATTTCAACTTCGTTTAGGCGACGAAGAAGGCCGTTGGTAAGTTCCAAAAATGTTGTAGGCATTGCGATCCCCGCTAACGACAAAAGGGGGCTGACGAATTACCGCCAACCCCCAGATAGTGTGGCCTATTAGGCTACGTTGTAGATGCCTGTCAGGAGACCTTCTGGGCGCAGGATCTTGCGACCATACAACTGCATACCACGGACGATATCCGCAAAGGTATCAGGGCTGCGGAAGGACTCTGTTTTTGCAATCTGCTGTGCGGTAGAAACTGCACCGTCATGACCTGCAACCAGAACACCAAAGTTTGTTTCCGAACCAGCCGAAGCTGTAGTACCAGCACCTGTACCAATGAATGGCAGGTTGTTGGACTTGTACACCCGGAAACCACGAATGGTCTTTGGCAACATGCCGTTACGGATTTCAGTACCACCACCGAAGTCTGCATCAACCAACTTGCTGTCTTCATCCATCAGAAGCTCAACAAAGATTGGATCAACAACAATCCAGCGACCCTCAGTGTCTACGTTCTTCTGGTCAAGGATACGACCGAAGCGGTTCAACAGAGCCAGAGGGGAAGTGATTGCACCAGCACCACCACCAGCAGCCAAAGGAACAGAAGTTACTTCAGCCTCAACACCCAAGTCAGCACCACCAAAGTCGGTGATATCCAGCTTGTGTGCAGCCAGCAGTTCGTCAGCATCTGCAGCAGCGTCTGCTTTAGTGCCGTTAGCCGCTGTACGACGAATCCAGTTACCGCCGCTCAGTTCCCAACCAGCGAGGTAGCCAAGAACTTCACTGTCGAATTTGTCACGCAGTTTGTAACCAGCTTTATCTGTCGCCAGATCCATGAAGTTTACGTGGCTGTGTGCCTCTTCGATGTCGTCCATTGCAAACTGGAAGTAGTTCGCTTGGTCAACGACCATGGTGAAGTCAGCGTCTGCCAGATCCTGTGTCGCGTTAGCGGTGCCACGGGCATAGGTGTTGATTGTGATATCGGGTTCTTTGATGATACGTACTGAATCACCGTAGTTTGCGATCTCACCTGTGTAATCGGTGTTTGTGATATCTTCTACAACAGAAGATTTGCGGAAAGCCTTTTGGACTTTGCGAGAATAGATAACTGGGGAGAAGTTACCGTTAGGCAGGTTTGTATAACCGCCTGCTACTGGAAATGCCATGATATAGATTCCTTCTATGTGAAATGGCGAAGGCTGTTAAGCCGGGACAGATCACAGAAGAGACGTATAAAGTGGCAGTGGCTTATTCGGGTGCGCGTGAGCGGGCCGAGGCTACTGGTAGACCTACCGTTTTATTCTTCTGATGGGGGTTTAGGGGAAACATGAAGGTAGGCAGTGCGGCTTCATGTTTCTAAGATAAGTAACGGGCCTGTTGCGCTTGCTTCAGAGGCGTGGCCCGTCTTATAGTTATATTATAACAACACTAGGGGTAATATTGCAACCCCTATTAATGTATTTTATTTACCGTGCTGCTCCGGTAATGTCATAATTGAACTTTCCTGTCTGCATAGCTTCAAGAATAGCAGCTTCATTCTTGTCGTATTCAGCGTCAGACATTCGCTGTACCATACTCTCAGAGAAGGTGGATTTACCTTTTCCGGTAGGGGACGCACTAGATGAACGACCTACTTCACGGGCAGCATCTTTGGGGTCTACAGGTGCCTTGGAACGCTTAGATCCTACACCCGTATCTGCTTTGTACAAATCCAATGCGCGGGCAGCAGCGT